CAGCGACGCCGGAGTGACCCCGTATGCGGCAGCCTTATCAGCCCCGAGGATGTTGTATATCGCCTGCGACTGCGGGATTTCGGGCGACCCATACTTATTCCATGTATTCACCCCTGACGTCGTCAGGGCGTCATTGACTGCCTTCTGATCGGCCGGCGATAGTTTGGAAAAGTCAAAATTCCCCCCAGTATCGTTCGAACGATCGCGCATCCAGTTGTTAGCAACACCGCCATACATCTGGTAGAACCGCGCCGTCGGGTTGTTAGCGAGGTTCACGGCATCCGCCGCGTCCCGAGTATCGGCATCCGCCGAAAACATGCCCGGGTTGTAGTACGGGGAGCTGGGATCGCTCGGATCATAGCTTACTGGGCGCACTGTGAGCAAAGAAGAATTAGGGCTAACCATATTGTCCGCCTGTCGCTGTGCTACCGGCGATGCTGCCAGGGAGTGTCGCTCCGGCTGTGTATATTACCCCATTCAGCGATGCGGAGTATCGTGGTCCGGTTGCGGACCCACCAAATGTGTTTCCGGTTGCTATGATGGTGCCACAATATTGAGCGAACACGAACGCGACTGCGAACGCGGGTACGCCTGTGAGCGTAACAGTTTCCCCGACTACTTCAACCGATGCGCCGCGTATCGACTTGATGTGAGCGTTGCCACCGCCAACAATGGAGTACGCCCCCGTCGCAGCCACATGCGCGCCGGTATCGGCGGATATGTGAGCACTCGTCACCGCACCAAATACTACATTGCTGAAGCTGATGCTAACTCCGCCACCGCTTGCGAATATCCGCGTCGCAGGCGAGCCGTTGGTCAGCGACAAGTTCGTGATGCTCGCCACCACCGTTCCGTACGCAGCAGTGACGCTCTGCACCACGACATTGGCGGGGGCACCCACATTCCCCGTGATTATCAACACCCCATCATCCACCACAGGGATTATCACGTTTTCGGCGTACGTTCCGTCTGCCAACTGAAGCGTCACAGCGAACCCGTTCAAGTCGAGCGAAGTCACGGAGTTGACCGCTTGCTGGACCGTCTTGAACGCCGCTGTGGGCGTACCTCCGGTATTGGCGTCGCTGCCGGAAGGTGACACATAGTAGGTTGTGTTGCTCGTCAACGCCGGCCCGAACGCTGTCGCCGAATTCACCGCACCAAACAGTAAGTTAAACGTCCTGAGCCAGGGAGTCGTCAAGACTCCATCACGCCCAGATATCGGCGCTGCGTAGGGGGCTTGCAATTTAACCATTACTCCCCTCCTGCCCAACAACGACGGCGCTGCCCCCCGTGATTACGAACTTCACCGGGTCGGTTAGCGTGAATCGGAACACGAAGTCCCGGGCCATCCCGAGGCGGCGCCAGACAGCACGAGGGTACCGGTAGTTTCCAACGGGGGCGATGGAAGTCCAGCGCTCGATACCCCAGGTCCGCCCGCCGTCCTTGGATACCTCCAACGCCACCTGCGGGTTTGCCCCCTGACCGAACTGCACCCCTACTCCAGTCTCAAAGTCTACGAACAGTTCGGCGATGCCGAAGTCGTTACCATCCTGGTAGATGTGACGCGATACCAACTGCCGTTTGATCGGCGCCCCAGCATCGGTAGTGCTTGCCTCATCGAAGTTATACACCCGCCCCGTAACGCCGTCAGCGAAGAATCTGTGCTGGTAGAACGCGATGCCAAACTGAGCAATGTGCCCCGCCAATAGCCCCAACCCCGTCTGTACTTCCCCCCAGATGCCGGTAGTCACGTCGTACAGCAACGACCGCCCCGCCATAGGAAAATTCAACTGATACAGCAGGTGCCCGCCAGTCGAGTAACTGAGCGCAGTCACATCATTGTATGGGTGTTGTTCGGGGTCGCCGTAGGGCTCGAACGTCAGTATCAAATCCTCGATGTCGGGCGTGCTGACGGGCGTCGGCACGTACCCGTTAAGCGTGAATACTTTCACCCCGCCGCCCGGGTCACGCCCCAAGAACATCATAGTGTTATTCACCTGAACACGACTAGCTGCAACTGCCAATCCGTACGACTGCGTCGCCCCTGTGATTTTGGCGAATGGGTTGGGGGACGACCCGACGTCCTGCCAATACTCGATTGATCGCTCTCCCCATAAGATGATGGTGCCGTTCAGTACGTCGACGGCGAGCAACGCGTCACTGTTCGACTCCTTCGTCATGAACGTCGGTAGAGAGTACACATTCGTCCAGTGCGTAACATCGTAGTTCTCGCTGATGTACGCCACCCTCGACAGCCGACCGACGGACCCCGATAATTCCCCTGCGACGATTCTCCCGTCGATAAACGTCAACGAAGTTATATTCATGGGGGCGTTAGGGTCAGTGACAACCCCAAAACTGCCAGAGGCGTTCAGCGCGGCCTGAAAATATGACCCGGCAACCCGCGTGTAGCAGTACAGACGGGCGCCGTCGGTGATCGCAACCTGCACCGAGTTGCTTTGCATATACACCCGCCCTGTGCTGGTGAGCAGCCCCGTAGAGGCAACGAAAAATCCGCTACCGGTAACTTCTAATTCAAATAGCGTGTTCCCAGCTACGCAGAACAGAAGCTGATCTACGATGCACCAGCCTCGAATCTCTCCGAACCCAGACAGATCATGAAACACCGATGCGCCAGGGGTGCCTCGAACAATCAGCTTTTTCTTATCCTCGTCTGTCCTGACATCGTAGAAGCAGTTCAACCGCCGCGCCGAAGACACGACGCTGGAGTAACTATTGACCCCGCTACCGAACAGGGGGATTGGTTTCATGAACCATCCTCACCCGGCTGAAAAAACATCGTGACGCGCTCGGGATCCTTGTGCTGCGCAATGGCGAGCGCGGTATCGAAGTTGTTCTTCATCTCCGCGGTAACCGCAAAGCGGAACATGGGTGCGATCTGGATCGCCAGTCCCCAACAAAGAGCCAAAAACCATTCAGAGGGGTATTCCGGCGTATCAAGTGGGTTGTTGAAGTCCTGGATTGGCTCTTGATATGTCAAAACGATATACTTGCTGACATCCTGCGCCGCCGCGACATCGGTGTAGAGGTAACTGTTGCCCAACTGAAACTCGTAGTAAATCGCCGTCGGGTCGGAGATATTGGTCGTGTTCGTCTTTGACGATAGGAAGTCGTAGTCTGGCTGCTCCATAATCTTCAGCGGGGCATCATTGTTCTGGGCATCCCGCAGCACTGCCGCCTCGATCTTGATAGGTTGCTGCGCAGCAGTCTGGTAGGCGTACACTTCTGCCCCCGTAGAAACCGCGGCGGCGAGCGGGGCGTTCAGGTTCACTGTGAAGCCGACCACATTCGCCACCGTCGTCCACTGTAGCGTGCCGGTGACCAGTTCAACCCCGATGGAGTACCCCGAGGCGATTCCGGCCGTATTGGCAACGACGACCGCTGATGCGCCCGACAACGCCGAAGCGGTCGTGAGGGGGTTCACGAACGCGGTTGTCCAGCCGGGGGCGGTCGGGCCGACTGAATACTGCCCCGTTGTGCCACTCAAAAACAAGTAGCCGCGCCGGCGCGTCCATGTCTTCAGCCCTGGCGCAAAGTCCGCCTTCCCCATCCACTGTTTGGTCATCATGTTCAGCACAAACGCGCAGTCGGAGGTCTCCTGCGCCGACGGATTCTCGGTGTCACCAAGCTTGCCGCCGAACATCATCGCCATTCGGATGATCTGATCCCGATTGACAGAGAAGCTGTACGTGCCGGAGGTAGTCATTACGCCGCCTTTCGTTTCTGCTCAGCTACTGCCTGAATCACCCAGTCGACGTGGTCCCAGACTTCCCCAACCGGAATGTCGACTTGGCATTGCGCAGTACCGCTAGCCGCATCCAGCTTGCAACGCCCCCATCCGTAATGGAGCTGGTGACATGCGGGTGCTTCGTTGTTGCCGCGTCCCGGGCACACAGTATGCGCCGAATTGATCGAAATAGTGTTCTTCCAGTCGCGGGTCAGGTTCTCGCTCGTCGAGTGTGACAAGAAAATGATCTTGGACACTTCCTCGCAACACGCCGCGTTCAGCACGCCAGTTTCCGGCCCGATGACCAAATCGCTCTGCGCAATGAACGACAATGACTGTCGGATAGACCACTTGCCACAGGTGCGAACGACGCGCGGCTCGTTCTCCCATCCCGCTTCCAGGATCTGCCCTTCCGGCCCGCCGACAAGCACGATAGTCGTATCGGGATAATTGACCAGCACGGACGCGATGATGCGATCCAGCCCAGCCCACGTCTTATGTACCGACGACCCGGACAGCGACCACATGATGACGAACCCGCCCATCTTGCTGCGCGTCTTCTTGGCCCATGCTTTTTCATCATCAGTCGCGAAGAAGTGGATGTCCGGAACATGGGGCACACCAGCAATCTTGTGGCTGAACTCGACGTAGTTGCGGTTCATGTATTCGTGCCGCGCCGCCGGTGGCCACTCATAGGGCGAGCGGTCGGGGATGGACAACAACGCCCCTTCGACACTCTCGGACAAATTGACAAATTTGTCGTACTTCTTGCGCTGCCACGCCCAGAACGCGCCCAGATCGCCGTTTGGCACCTGGTCTTTATCGAACAGCACTAGCTTGTCGATGTTGGGATCATGCGAGATTGCGTCGCTGCCAGGCAGCGCTGCGAACACCGTAATGTGGTAGCCTTGCTTTTTCAGCCCCGCCCACACGGACGACGCCATCATCATGTCACCAAACGCGCCGTACCGGACCACACAGGCGGTCTTCTCCGGCTTCGCCCGAAGGTGCGAGTACAGTTGCCGCTTGTCATCGCGCTTCTTGACAACCAGCAGGAGCGAATATTCGTCGTCGTTGTCTCGCTTGTCGCAGACCTCGATGTCCCAGCCGCCGAGAGCGCGCAGCCAGTCAATGACAATCGCTTCATCAAGATTATGCTTGTGGTCGTGGTTGGCACCGGGCTCCCCGACCTTCGGGTACAAGTCCTGATGCGGCAAATACAGCACCATATACCCGCCGACCTTCAGCACGCGCCACCACTCCTTCAGCGCGCACTCGGGCTTGTCCAGGTGCTCTAGGAGGTGACTGGAATAGACAAAATCCATCGACCGCGTGCCAAAGATCGACAAATCCTCAGCGGTCTGTACTTTGATGTCCGTCATCATCTGAATACCGAACATCTGCGTGTCGACGCAGTTGTCAACACTGATGGCGTGCGGCAGCACTTTGAAGCTGCCGGCGCCGATGTCAATGCCGCGGCCGCGCAGATACGGCGCCACTTCCCACACGATTTTCTTCGATTCCGCCTTGTACGGTGCGTCCTTGTTCCACGTCATTTTTGTCCCCTCCAGAACATCACAAAAGATTTGCCGCAAGCGGCGGTTTGGAGCCTTCCGGGGAACGCTTCATCGACAGCAAGTGTGGCCCCCGGCAAACACCCGTAGTCATCGAACCACATCACACCCCCTGGAACCATCATGGGGGATAGGAATGCAATCGCGTCCCGGTACGCCCAGTATTGGTCGACGTCAAGATGCACAAATGCAATTTTCGGCATCAGCACCGCCGATTGCGGGAATATCCCTTTGACCACTTTCGCGTAGGGGATCGCGGCCGCAACAGCTTCAAACGACGTATCACTGAACTCGCCGGCGCGCATCGTGTCGACCTCCGCCTTGTACGGAAGCCCGGCGAACGTGTCGTACAGGTAAATCTCCCGACCTTGGCGTTCGGCTACCTTCGCCAACGATGCGCCGGATCCGCCCTTGTACACGCCGACTTCTACGAACGCGCCTGGTGGGGTAGCAGATGCTACGCCAGCCATGTCTTCCAGTATTCCGGGGCCGAGCAGCGAGGGCAGATCAGCCATTATCGATTACCATCTGCCAGAACGTGTGGGGGCCGGAGCGTGTCGCGACGATCGGCAGCGACTTGCTTGCCTCCAGCACGTCACTCCACTGGAAACCACATGCTTCCGCCTCCTTGGCGATGACGCGCGTATTCTTCTTGTCGCCGTCGGCAAGAGACACCCGAATGAACCCCACGACCGAAGGTACGCCGGCGGGCAGGGGCTCGGGCGGTGTCGGGGTGTCGGGTGGAGCGCCGAGTTCATGCCCGTTGATGTCGAACAGCCGGCCGTCCTGCTCAAACTTCGCGCCACCAGTCGAGCCACAAATCGACCCGTACGGCCGTTTTTTGTCTAGATGCATCACATGCCCTCCATGTAAACAGATTCAAATCCGATCGAGGTAGTTGTTGCGCTCGGCAAATCCGACGTTGCCCGCCTCGTCCTCGACTTCGCCGTAGAAATGGTCCACATGCTCGCCAGTGTACTGGTCATCCGCACCGCCCATGTTGCGCCGGGTGAAGCCTTTGCCAAGCGCCGGGGTGTTGGTGTCGGCGGAGACGTCGCTGGCACCGGCCAGCGACAATGGCATCTCATTATGCACCATGCCCCCTTGGTTGTTGCCCTCCATGCCGGGGGGCAAGAAGTTGGTCTTGACCACTACCTCTTGGTCTATCACTTTGTTGTTCTTCGGCGGGGTGCCGTAGGTGCCGGGTTTGCGCGCGCTGTTGAACGGAACCCAGCACTCGCTGCTCTCGTCCTTACCGCTTGAATACGGGATGGTGACTTGGAACTTCTCTTGTAGGCTCATGTTAGTAAATCTCCTTCCAGATGATCGATGCCGCGATCGAAGGCGCGACGGTGCAAGTTCCCTGTAACGACCCAACGGCGAGACACAGCACGTTCTGCCCTGTGATAGTCAAGTTGCCAGCCGCGTTCTGCCCGGCACGAATCTGATTGTCGTCGAAGTTCGACAAATCGATATCGTACTGCCCAACGACGTTCGGCAGCGTGCCAGAGTAGATGATTTCGCCCGTCACCGCCGTAGTTTCCGTAGCCGCTGTATCGAACTCGATAACGCTGGATGGCGCTGGGGTAATGCCAAACGTGGCGCCGGTTAGCGGGGTTGGCATAGCAATAATTGCCCACTGAATCGCCGTGTTGCCGGTCCCGATTGCGGCGACTGTGACCCCCACACGAACGGGGAGGAACGTCGCCCGTTTGGTCAAATCATTAGTCAACAATGCCCGCATCGCAAGCAATGGATAGAGCGCGTTCGCGGTGCCGATGGCACTGGCCGTCGTGCCCGAGTTCCCGGAGAAATATCGCCACCCCCGCTTGCGAGACCCGTCCGTCTCTTGGATGACGGTCATGTTGATGAGTTGTAACGACGCAGCGGAAGGAATGGTGCCAGTCGTGAAAATCTCAGCTCGGATTGGGAACGACCCGGTGCGCGCGTAGGGCGTCGCAAGGACATTCACGCTGGTCAGCTTATGCGCCCAGATGAGGCCAAAATTGGTATTGAACCCCATCATGATGTTGCCGACACCGAGGTACTGGAACGCCATTGTGAAGTGCTGCGGAACGGCCCAGTTGATGTTGACGTTGGATGGATTACCTGCCGCAGGCCCGGATCCGTCCAGCCGGTCCATATTCCACTGCGACTGCGGGATGCGAATTTCGTTAACCGCTCCCCCGATGTAGTTCCGCAGAACGAGGTTGATCGTCGCCCCCGCTGCCTCCAGGAACAATCCATCGCCGATGCCCGACGGCGCGCTACCGGTGGCCGCCTGGTCCGAGTACATACCGACGCGCTGCGTCAGATTCGCGGTCAGGGGGGCGAAGGTGAAGGTAAACCGTTGTAGCGTACTGATGCCGGGTGCGTAGCGGACATACTGGTACGACTGAATCCAGTAACCGTTCCCGGTCGTGGTGGCAACCGTGTTAAGGCTGGTCGTGCCTGAATTGGCCGTATTCGACAGTGTGCCCGAACCATAGGCACCCTGCTCAAAGATCGGGTTCGCCGGGGCCTGAGAGAAATTCTGCTCGAACACGATGGAAGGCAGGCTGTTCCGCTGCCGTTCGAACGAGTCGATGGTCGTGTCGTTGCGATCGAACGCGACAGTCTGGGTATATGCGGAAGCAACCATGATATAGCCTTAAAAAGAGGGGCGGGAGTTACCCCGCCCCGAGTTACTTACTCCGGAATGTCCAACGGCGCCGGCATCCAACCATCGCCAGGATACGACTCAGCGATGACCTTCCGCAACGGCATTTCGTTGATTTCACAGTTCTCCTGATTGGAGATGTCCATGCCGGGCGGGAGGAAGTTGAACTTCGCCGCCTCGCCGAACGCCGTGCCACCCTTGTCGTGATAGCCGTCGGTGATGAACCCCGATGACTCGCCGATGTCGTTGTGCAGGTCTTCCATGCCATGAATCTTGGCAGGGGCGCCCTTGTTCAGCGGCTCGGCGAACGGCTCGGAACTGCGACCTTTCAACTGCCCCTTATAGGACGCGGGGCGGTTGGGGTCGGAGGCGAACCGGGGCGACCCCGACTTATCGACCGGCTCCGGCATCATGCCGCCGAAGTTCTTCTTGGTGCCGACGTTGGACGGGCCTGCTACTTTGGTCTTGAATTGTGCTGCCATGTCATGTCTCCTTTACGCGGTGACGTTGGCCAACTGCTGCACGGCCACTTCCAGCGCGTAGGATGCTACGCCAGAAGTATCCGTACCGTTGACCACGTACAGGATATCACCTTGGTTGACGGCGAAGCCGCCGACCGCAGCGTTGGAACCGGCTTGCACCTGGCCCGTCGCGGTTGCCGTACCGGAGTACAGCGCGACGTTACAAGCAGCGCCGATGGCGTTGGTCTGGGTGCCGGTCGAGGTTCCGTTGTACACGGAATTGACGAACGGGCCAAACGTGGAGGTGCCGAGCGCAGGAACGCCACCCGTCGCCGTACTGAAGATACGGATCAGGGAGAACGACTGCGCAGCGATACCGGTAACGGTCGCCGTACCGTTCCAGAGGGTGTAGGTTGAAGTGCCGGCCACCGTCTGAGCTGCGGTGATGCTGAACACCTGCATCGCGGCAAACACGGTGAATTTCGACGTAACGCCGCCACTGCCGGCGGCATTGACGCCGAGCGGCAGGATTTGTCGGGCGATGTACGCCGGATGGTCGTACGACATGCTTTTCGTGGTCATGTTTCTTTTCCTTTCCGATTACGCAAGCGAATCCCACTTGACGATCCGAGCATTCGCGGCAAGCGTATGCACGATGCCGAAGCCGCCCAGGTAGTACCAGGCGACACCCTTGCTACGCCCGTAGTCACTCGGGATTTTACCGCGCATCTCTTCAGGCGTCGCGATAGCTTCCGCCACCGTGTCGTTGCCGAAGAAGAAGATCCAGTCCGAGTTGCCGGTGGACCACGCGGTCATGTCGCCGCCGTTCGCCGTCGAGATGCCCGTCGAGCCGTTACCCTTGGCGATGTTGGTCTGTTCCACGTACCGAACGTTCTCATACCGCCCGATTTCGCCGTTCATGATCAGCTTGAAGCCCGTATCCGAATACTGGTGGATGGTCTCCAGGTTGTTCTTGAACGCGCGCAGCGTGGTCGGCCATGCGAGAGCATAGTAGTCGTCGCCCAAATACGCGGGGATGTTCCTTTCCTTCATGACATCTACTAATGCCTTGGCATGCGCGTTGTTATACGCGACGGTGTTGGTGCCGGTGACGGTGCCGTTGGTGTACAGCGTGATCGCGGTCGCGCTCGTGCCCGCAGTCGGAATGACCCGAAGCGGCGTTTGGTTGAATTGCGTCCAAGCGAGGCGGTCGAACGTCTTCACCGCGTCGTTCTTCAGCACCTTCTGGATCAGTTCCATAACCGGGAACTTTGACAGGTTGTCAAGCTTGCCGGAGTACGGCACGCTGTTACCCGCTTCAGTCATCGTCAGGGTGCCCTGCGTGATGGTGAAGTTGGTTTCTGGCATGGTGTTGGTTTCCACCAGCACGCCGCCGGCCGTTGCTACGTCAGAAAAGACATCCCACGTAAAGATGTCACCCTTTTTCTTGCCCTGCTGCGACGCGTCGCGCACGTCGGCGAATTGCATTCTGTTACCCCGCCGGCAATGCCGGCGTGAATCGGACATTTCTGCCGACTTCTTGGGATTTCGCCCAAGATCAGAGCACATCATCACGCGGCCTCCCGCGTGCAACGCTCAAGCTCGTTGAGGACTCTCTTTACTGTATTTGGGTTGCTGCGCTTTGTAATCGTATAAAACTCGGCGACGGACGAAAAATCCTCGGCGTCCATCTTCAGGTTTCTGTGATTACCGCCGTTCGCCTCGATCTTGGCGACTCGACGTGTTAGGTAACGCAACATAATGTCAGCCCGCGCCGCTTTGTCTCCGTAGAGCCAAGGACGAATTGCCGTAAGCAATTTGACGCTGTTAGAGAGCGACTTAACCAGCACGCATAACATAGAAGACGTAGGCATGTAGTACCCGCCCTCGTGCTTCATCGGTTTTTGTTCTCGCTCTTTCACATAATACGAAACCCCCATCGAATCAATTACCGCCAACACTTGGTTGATGATCCCCGCGTCGGTGTTGTACACCATGATGGAAGTTTGTACTTTCAAATTACTACCCCGATCCTTTCGATCGTACGCATTCATCGCTAAACTACCTTCGCCTTCAATTATTCCGGCTAGCCAGGCGATGTTTGCGTCAGTAAGAGTTGCCTGCTGATTATCCATTGTGCATCCTTCTCAGTTTCACGTTATTAGTCGAGAAGGCTTTAGGAACTTCCAGCATATCGCGTCGTTTTAGTTTCGCAATTCGTTCACGAAACTTTACAAGCGGCTGTACAGCCATCCGCAACACATTACTCAATTGGCGGCTATACATGAAGCCCGATTTCTCGCTTGTAATCATCTCGGCGGCTTCAATTTAACCGAGAGAGTTCACTGCCCACACTTGACCTGCCATGCTAGTTCTCCTGAAAATGAGTGAGTAATCACGCCCTGGCCCACTGCGGGCCTCCCCGAGACTTAGCCATATTGGCGATAACCTCGGCGGCGGATTCTTCCTTGTCGTCTTCGACCCTCTGCGCTTCAGACTTCTTTGCAGATGCCTGTGGTACGCTGGGGGCCTCCGCTTTGCGGGTCTGCTTGTCCACGACGGGGGCGGCGGGTTCGGCCTGAGCACGCGCTTGCGCGTATGACTCGCCGATCGAACGCTTGTATTCACGAAGCGCCGTTCCGATCTCGTTGTACCGCTCCCAATAGTCTCGGCGGTCGCCGCGCGCCAGCAACTCTTGATCCCGTTGCAGCGCAAGGTTCAGCATCAGCCTGTCGGAAGTGATGTCCGAGAATGTCGTTTCGAAGCGAGAAACCGCCTCTTTGAAGGTAAGACGCTCATCAACAGTCCTTGCAAGATCGTCCGGGTTAAGGGGTGGATTGGCAGGGGTGTTCAACTTTCTGAGCGCAGCAATTGCCTCTTCTTCACTGCCCATTTGTATAGCGCGGACGAGCGCTCGCTCCTCATCTACAGAGCGTGTTTCCACAACCGGCGCCGGAGTCTGGGTGGTCGATTGTGCGAGTCTTTGTTCGGCTTCGCGGCGAATACGCGCCGCTTCCGCCAAGTACGCGTCGGCAGTGGTTACCTTCTGCGCACGGGCGATCAGTTCTTCCTGGGTCAAGTCAAACTCTTGCCCATTGACCTTGATTCGTATTTTCTGAACCGGAGCGGCGGCGACGGGTTCTGCGACAGGCTCCACACCGGGCTCTTCGGCAGGCTCCGCGCCGGGCTCTGCAACCGCATCTCCTTCTTCCGCTTCCAACGGCGCCGGAACGAACTCGGCCGTCGAGCCGTCATCCATCACATCCATAAGCTCTTCCGCGCGTTCGCGGTCGTTCGCGTCATTCATGCGTTCAAGCAACGCGACGCGGGCGTTGTTCTGGTTGCCAACAACCTCGTTGGTCTCTTCGTTGATCTGGATCTCAGCCATCATCTCTCTCCTCAAGAATTTCATGGGCTTTTAGCCCGGCAATGATGGCCGCCTCCAGCCACCCTCGAAATGAGTTCGCGCGCCAGCATTTCGCCTGTAGTATAGCGATTCGGGTAGTGTCTGCGGGATCGACCGTTTGCAACGCGAGCGATGCTTCGGCAAGCTCCCCTTCAGCCCGCGCCAACAGATATTGCCCAACGTCAGACGAGTAAAACGACTCGACCTCTTTACCGAGCACCGCCGCAGCCAGCAGCTCTTCATTCAGTTCAGTCATGCGGCAACCTTCGACATATCAGCAATGTGCCCGGCCAACGCCAGGCGGGATTGATGCTCGTGTCCGGCCTTCGTCTCGGTCAGCGCTCGGAAGTGCGTTGCCAACGCCCGTTTGTTCGCAGCATCTTCAGCGATCTTCACCTTAACGATACCGGCCTGATTGGTCTCGCGGGTTTTCTGGAGCGACATTTGATGCCCGTCCGCCTTTTCCTTGAGCTTGGCCTGCATCTGCTGGAGTTGCTGACCCATTTGCTGGATCTGCTGCGTAAGCGCAGCGACTTGCGGGTTCTCGGTAGTGAAGAACCGAGAGCCGTCGCTGTACCCCAAGTGCCCGAATATCTCCTTGCCGACCTCGACCATGTTGATACCGGGCGTCGGGTGCTGCATCATCTGTGAGAACGACGACATGGCCCCCATGAATTTTTGAAGCTTCTGGTGGGGGTCCGTTGCCCCCATGCCGACGTTGACCGTCAAGGTCAGCTCTTGCTCAAGCAACTCGTCGGTGACCTTGTCGATGCCAAACTTCTGGAATAACTGCGCCCGCTTGGCGGCGATCTTGATGACGACCTGATCAGTCTCGTAGTGCTGTTCCAGCAGGATAAGCTGCCGGAGCACCGGCTGAACGAAGGTCTCGACGTAGGTTCGCAGGAGATATTCAACCAGCGTGCCGTTGCTCTGCGACAGCATCGCCATGTTGCGCGCCGGAGAATTGGCCGCGCCCTGCGCCATCAACGACGCCGGGTTGAAGTTACCTAGCAGCTCATCCATCTCCATATTGATGCCTTGCTGCTCCTGGAACGCGCTGGCGGTGACGTCCTGCCAGTTCAGCTCCTTGACATCATTCATGGGGTCATCAAGCATGACAACGCCACCGGGGACGTTGCGCAGCAGCCCGCCCACGTCAGCTTCTTTACCACGCTTGACAAGGAACTTCTTGTTCAGTACGAACTTGACATTATCAAGCCGCTGGTTGGTGATCTCGTTCGTTTCGTCCAGCAACCCCTTACTCAGAGTCGGCAAGCTCGCCGGGTACAGTTTGTGGGTTTCAAGGATGCAATTCCCCAGCACGTACGGGCGCTTGCCGTGGAACACAATATCTTCCAGCGGCACGGGGTCGGTCAGCATGGCCAAGTCCGCCAGTGTGTAGAACGACCAGTCTCGCCCGCCGCGGCGATGGATGTGCCGCTGCACCCATACGATCGCGTAGTCATCGATCGCGGTGTTATCCGAGCCGTAGGGGTCGTCACGGTTGGCGTTGCGAGACACCCGCGTACTATCCGCGAGGGGCTCAGTTGCCGCAGCGATCATGCCATCGGACAACATCAGCCACTCACCAGACTCCATACGTTCCTTGATGTCGAGAACGTACATAGGGACCAGCTCGATCACGTAGGGTGATGTGTTGATCGGGTCAATCCAGTTCGCGCCTGGGTCGATTCGCAGATTCTCGACGGGGATCAGGTCAACAACAGGGCGATCCTCCAGAACCTTCGGTCCGGCCGGTTGGGCGGGCACGGGAGGCGGTGGCGGGACGGGGGGAAGCGGCGCAGGCGCGCCTGGCGCGTGGGGAGGCATCCCACCCTGCTGCGCCGGCAGAGCGGCGACGCCAGGGGCGGTCGGCGCAGACGCGGGAGGGGGCGCGCTTCCGGGGAGAGCAGCAGGGGGGATGCCAATCGGTCCGGACTGCGGCAGCATGCTCGGGGTCTGGGAGTTGCCTTCAGGCACTTCCTTCGACCTCTCGACCGCGAACGCGCCTTCCGGCAAATCTGTCTGGATGGGGTACTCAGGGTCTTCTTCCTCGACATCGCCTGTTTCTTCCGCTTCAAGCGTTTCTGCCGGTTCCTCCCGGTACTTCCAATAGATGTGCGCACACACAACGCCAGTCGTCTGCGCGTCCTGGAGCCCACCAATCACGGTTTGATACCACGGGACAGACTTCGTCAACCGGTACTGAAGCAACTGCTTATTCACTTCCGCCGAGGCGACTTCCTTGGTGTTGCTGGTGTCCATCGCTTCGATGGAGACCACATCCATGTTACTGAAGAACGCCGCAGCCGCGGCGGCTTCGTTCTTGCGCATCACCGCGCGGATCTTGGGCCGATACACACGCGACCGCTTCTCGTATGCCGGGTTGTTGTACTTGCTGTCGTTCGGGTGCTGCCCGTTGAACGCCCGGATGGCGTCCTCCCATGTCTTCCGATAGTTGGCGTCCACATACGTCGTCGAGGATGTGTACGCCGAACGGGCGCGATCAAGCCAGTCGCCGGACTGCTTGGGCGTCTTCTTGGCGCCCTGGGCACCGCCGTCCTGTGCTGATGGCGGGTGATTGCGCGAGTCGGGACGAAGGGTAGCCATTTACTTGAACCGCTCCTTCCAGGGGGGGTCGAGTTCGCCCGCGTCAGTGCCACGACTAGGGGCTACGTTCTCGTCTCCCGCCTCAGGAATTCCAGCATCAACCATCCCGCGACGCATTTTGAGGTTACGCCCGCTGAGTTCGCCGGGAGATCGTTTCGTCTCCGGCAGCAGCGCGTCACCGATTGATTCACCGAGCCCTTTGAAGAACGGCTTGCCGTTCCACTGGAGGCTGGCGCTGACGCCCGACTTCGCTTTCTCTGCCATGTTACTCCCCCTTGAACGTTTCGCCCCACTTCCGGCCAAGTTCGCCGGAGTTTACCCCTTTTTTGCCGTGACTGAACTTCCCCGTCGGCATGTCACGGGCTGGCGTCTTGGCAGCGTCCTGGCTCTCAGGATACACTATCGCGGCGTCGTGCGCGGTGGTTTCGGCCTTTTCGGTCCTGGTCTGCTTAATCTGTTCTCGGATCTTGTCTTCCGTAGTCATTGCAACACCCCTTCAACAGTATCGGCGAACTCGCCG